CGGCAGGGGAGGCGGCTTGATGTTCGGACCATATGCAAACGCGGTCGCTGCCCTGGTGGCGGCGTCAGAGGCGGCCCGGCCGGTCGAGCCGGTCGTCGTGTCGTTTGGGCCGTCGACCGGCCCGGCCTGGGGTGTCGTTCGCATGGCCGACAACCTGGACGCGAACCGGCCCGACGTCGACCGGAACGTCGGCGCCGCTTTCCGGTGTCGGCCATGAGCCGCGCCTTTCATCCGGTCAAGCCGTGCGATCCGGATCTGCCGAAATCGGCGATCCGGCGCCTCTTCGATCAGGTCGGCGGCGTCAAGCTGGCGGCGTTGCGCCTGTCGCTCGGCCTGTCACAAACCTATGCGTTCGCCGACGCCCAGGCGCACGAAGAGATCACCTTTGCGCGCGTCGCGGCGCTCACGTCGCCGGCGGCGCCGGCCGCGGCCGAGTATCTGGCGAGCCTCGCCGGCGGCTATTTTCAGCCGCTGGCGGCCGGCGAGGGCGGCGCGCACCAGCTCACGGCCGAGGCCTCTCGCGAGCATGGCGAGGCGATCGCGTCGGTCGTCGGCGCGCTGGCAGATGGCGAGATCTCGCCGGCCGAGGCGCGCGAGGCCTTGACGCAAGTCGACGAAGCTCTGGCGGCCATGTGCGCCTTGCGCCGGCTGCTGCTCGACGCCGCGGGGGGCCGCTGACATGGCCGACCGCCGCGGCGATTGGATGATGACCTACAGCGGCCGCCGCTTCTGGCCGCTCGATCCTCGGCCCGACGACGTGTCATGGGTCGACATTGCGCACGCGCTCAGCCTGTCGTGCCGCTACGGCGGGCACGCGCAGCGGTTCTATTCGGTCGCCGAGCATTCGGTCGCGCTGGCGCAGTATTTCGGGCGCCGGCGCCAGCCGCAGCTCGCGCGCTACGCGCTATTGCACGACGGGGCCGAGGCCTACGTCGCCGACGTGATCCGGCCGATCAAGCGCAAGCTGCCGGCGTTCCGCGAGATCGAGGCGCCGATCGAGGCGCAGATCCTGACGCTGGCCGGGCTCGACCCGGAGATTCCCGCCGCGGTCGTCGCGGCCGACTCGGCGATCATCGCCGACGAAGCGGCGGTTTTGTTCGGCGCCGAGCGGATCGAGGCGGCGGGCTGGATCCTGCCGGCGCCGCTCGGCGTGCCGATCGAGTGCTGGCCGGCGCACTATGCCGAGACTCTATGGGCGGCGACGTTCCGGTCGCTGTTCCCGTCCGTCGCGTGGCAATGAGCGCGACCGCGCCGGCGATCCTGTTCGGGCGGCTGCCGCCAGGCGGCCCAGCGCGCGAGCCGCTGATCGTGACGACCTTGCGCCGCTGTGTGCGGCGGCAGGCGCCGCAGCAGATGCTCGATCGCGTCGCCGGCGGCGCGCAGCAGTTCCGCGATCTCGACGCGGCCTGGGCTTTGCGCGCGACGGTGACGGCGCGCGCCGAGGCCCGGCCCAAAGCGCAGAAGGGCGGCGAGCTGGGCGTTTGCCTGTCCCTGGCCGAGCGGCAGATCGCGCTGCAGCAGATGATCGCCGAACACGACGCCGGCGGCCCTCTGCTGCCAGGTCTCGCGCGCCTGGCGCGCCTGTTCGGCACGACCGCGGCCTCGATCGAGAATGACCTGGCCGTCATGGTCGAGGCCGGGCGGATCCGGCGGCGGCGGTGGGCCAAATGAGAAAGACCGACCGCCTGGCGCGCCGCTTTGACGACGCCGCCCTGCAGCGCCGCAAGGCCGAGTTGCATTCGCGCCTCTCGATCGTCCAGGTCGTCGGGCGCGTCGTGACGCTGCGCAAGGCCGGCGCGGCCTGGCAGGGGCTCTGCCCTTTCCATGACGAGCGGTCGCCGTCGTTCACGGTCTACGAGCGCGGCAACCGGCCGGGCTTTCACTGTTTCGGGTGCGGTGCCAGCGGCGACGCGATCGACTTTGTCATGCGTCGCCAGGGCCTCGGGTTCCTCGACGCGCTGCAGCTGCTCGAAAGCGAAAACGGCTTGACGCATCTGCAGGCCTCGGCGCCGCCGCCGGCGCGCGTCGCCGCGGCTCAGGTCGTCGACCCGCGCAAGCTCGATCGCGCGCGCCGGATTTGGGGCATGGCGTCGCCGATCGAGGCCGGCGATCCCGTCGATCTCTATCTGCGCGGCCGCGCGATCGTGCCGCCGGGGGATTACGGGATCGCCGGCATGGGGCCGGCCGGCTGGCCGGTCGATCTGCGGTTCGCCGCCGACTGCTGGCATGATTACGAGCAGCGCAGCTGGCCGGCGATGGTGGCGGCGGTCCGCAGTCACGCCGGCGAGCTGCTGACGGTCCATCGCACCTATCTGGCGCGGCGGCCGGACGGCAGCTGGGGCAAGGCGCCGGCCGAGAAAACGAGACTGGTGGTCGGATCCTACGGGCCGGGCTTTATCCGGCTCGGCGCCGACGCCGACGCGATGATCGGCGGCGAGGGGATCGAGTCGTCGCTGTCGGCAATGCAGCTCTGGCGCCGATCGGGCCTGGCGTTCGTCACGGCCGGCCGAATGCGCAACGTCGAGCCGCCGTTCGCCTGCGGCGATTTCATCTGGGCCGCCGACAAGGGCGGAAAAGGCCGGTTCGGCGAGCTGTTCGCCCATGCCGGCGCCAAGGCGTTCGCCGTCGGCCGGACGGTCGCCGTCCGGATCCCGCGGATCGCCGCCGATAAAGGCGACTTTAACGATCTGTTGCAGCTGCGCGCCGAGGCCGAACGGCGTTCGCGGGAGGGCGCGCGTTGAAAGTCCTGGTCGCCTGCGAATTCTCCGGAACGGTGCGGCGGGCGTTCGCGGCGCGCGGTCACGATGCCTGGTCCTGCGATTTGCTGCCGGCCGAGGATGGATCGAACCGCCACATCGTCGCCGACGTTCGCGACATTCTCGACGATGGCTGGGATCTGCTCATGGTCGCGCATCCGCCTTGCACGCGCTTGTGCAATTCGGGCGTGCGCTGGCTCAGCGCGCCGCCGCCCGGAAAGACGGTCGAGATCATGCAGGCCGAGCTGCGCGAGGGCGCGGCCCTGTTCTCTGCCTGCTGGGGCGCGCCGATCGACCGGATCTGCATTGAAAATCCGGTGATGCACAAACACGCAAAAGAGCTGATCCGGAACTATCGGCCGCCGGCGCAGACGGTGCAGCCGTGGTGGTTCGGTGAACCGTTTTTTAAGGCGACCGGCCTCTACCTGAAGGCGTTGCCGCCGCTTGGCCCGACCCGCCGGCTCGATCCGCCGCGGCCGGGAACGCCAGAGCATAAGGCCTGGTCGCGCGTGCATCGCATGCCGCCGGGGCCGGATCGCTGGCGCGAGCGGTCGCGCTTTTTTCCGGGGATCGCCGAGGCGATGGCCGAGCAATGGGGGGCCTGCAATGAGCAAAGCCGCGACGCCGGCCAAGCGGCGCGACGCCGAGCGCGCAGAGATCGAGGCGCGCGAGCGCGAGATCTATGGCGACCTGGTCGCCGACGTTCGCTTTCTGCGCGGCCGGTCGTTCGTCGTCACGGCCGCCGCGGCTTGCCTGTTCGTCGTCGGGAACCGGGCCGTCGACGGCCCTGGCTTGCGCGCGATCGCCGATCGCGAGCGGCGCCTGCTGGGCCGCCAGATCGAGCGGCTGACGGCGCGCCAGGTCAAGCGATCGGCGTCGGGCCTGAAGGTCGGCCAGGTCGAGGCCTACCCGACGCCGAGGCGTGAGCGGCTGCGCCAGCAGCGATCGACGAACAAGCAATAACCGACGGGCGGGATCATGGCGGGCGAGTGGGATGGCGAGGAAGAGTTTGCAGCCGAGTCGGAGCGGCCGGATCCGGTCGAGGGCGTGTCGACGCGCGAGGGACCGCCGGACGACTGGTCGTCGCCCAGCTGGTACGATTACCGGCGCGCTGAATGGTGGTTTCGGTTCGTCGAGGGCGCCGGTCACGAATGGCGCCGCGACCCGCCGCCGGCGCGGCCGATCGGGCACGTCGACGGATCCTATATATTCGTGACGGCGGCCGGCGAGCTGCGCCGGTTCACGGCCTCGGCGTTGCACAACAAGGGCGGCCTGGCCGATCTGTTCGGCGGCGATCTGCGCTGGCCGCGGCGGCACTATCCGGGCCGCGATCGCGAGGGCAACCCGACCGACCGGCCCTCGATCCCGCATTGCATGGAATCGCTTATCGGGGCGTGCGTCGCGGCCGGCTATTATGACGGCGCGATTCCGCATCGGTCGGTCGGCACCTGGCGCGGCGTCGACGGTCTGCCGGTCGTTCATGCCGGCGACGCGGTGTTCGCGGGCGGCGAGATCCTCGATCCAGGAAGCCAGGTCGGCGAGGCGCTCTACGTCGTCGGCGGCGCGCGCCAGGCGCCGGCGCATCGCCTGAAAGGCGCCGGCGGTTTCGAGTGGCTGCCGGCCGACGTCTCGGCCGGGCACGCGATCGCCGCGCTGCTCGATGAATGGCACTGGCAGGATGACGAGGCCCGCGACCTGTTTCTCGGCGGCCTGTTCTGCGATCTGCTGGGCGACGCGCCGACATGGAAGCCGCATCGCTTTGTCAGGGCGCCGGCAGGATCCGGCAAGTCGACGCTTCTAAAGCTGCAGCGCGCGATCCTGGGCGGCTCGGCGCATCCGGTCCAACGGACCTACTCGAAAGCCTATCTAGAGCAGCATTTCGCCCATACGGCCTGCGCGCTGCTGCTCGACGAAAGCGAAAGCGATACCGAGGCCGAGCGCGTGCGCAAGCTCTGGGATCTGGTGTTGCTGCTCAGCGACGACGGCGCCAGCGGCGGTCGCGGCACCAGCGGCGGCCAGGCCCGGCAGATCGACCTGCGCGGATCGGTGACGATGGTCGCGACGCTAACCGAGGCATGGAAAACGACGATTCGGTCGCGCGTCGCCTTCCTGGAGCTGCGGCCGCTGGCGCAGCGCGCCGATCGTCCCCCCTCTCCCCCTAGTGCCGTGGCGAAACAGCTGGAGCGGGCCGCGGCCCTGTCGCCTGGCCTGCGCGCGCGGGCGATCGTGCGGTTCGGCCTGTTCCAGCAGAATCTCGCGATCGCGCGGACCCGGATCCTGGAGCTGGGCGGCGCGCCGCGCGACGCCGACCAGATCGGGCACCTGGTCGCCGGCTGGGCGACCATGACCAGCGACCAGCCGCTCGACGCCGCCGACGTCGCCGAGCTGGAGCGGTTTCGGCCGTATATCCTGACGGTCGTCGACGAAGAGGATGGCGCCGACGATGCGTCGGAATTATTAAACGTCCTGTGGGGCCTGCCGGCGCCGGCCTGGCGTGGCGGCGACCAGCTCACGATCGGCCAGCTGGTCGCGCGTGCCAGGTTCGACGACGCGATCGAGGCCCGGCGATCGCTGCTGGCGATGGGGTTCCGCTTTCACAAGCTGCCGGCGGAAACCTGGTCGCAGGCCTGGCTCGCGATCGCGAACAAGCATCCGGCCCTTGATCGGCTGCTGGTCGATTATCCGCAGTTCCGCGGCCCGAAGCGGTCGCAAATCCTGGTCGGCCTGCGCCGCGTGGTCGACGGCCAGGTCGTCGAGGCGAAGGCGTCTGACGCGCCAATGCGGTTCGCCGGCCCTCAGTCGCGCGCCCTGCTGCTGCCGCCCGCGGTCCTGCCGAGCCTGGCCGACGAAGAGATCGCGACCGGCCGGCGCGACGATCGACAGGCCGCGGAATGATCGGCGGCCCTCTGTACCGGTCCTGTACCGGCCCTGTACCGCCTTCCGTACCGCCTCTAAGCCCTTGGCCTGACAGGGGAAAAGGCAAAAACGGGACAGCGGTACGGCCCAGAGGGAGAAGGCACTACAGGTGCGCGCGCGCACGAGAGAAACCAGCAAAAACCCTGTACCGCTGTCCCGTTTTCTCAAAAAAAGAAGGAATATCAATATGTTAAAGCCGGTACGGAAGGCGGTACAGGGGCGGTACGGGGCCGGGGAGCCTGTACCGGTGCCAGCGGTCCCAGGCAATCGGCAGCCGGGCGAGCGCGCGGTGCTGGTTTCAGAGCGTCACGCCGTCTGGGATCGAGCCGCGGCGCCGGTCCAGGCTGACAGGCCGATCGAGGCGATCGCCGATCCGATCTGGGATCACGCCGACGGCCGACGCTGGACGCCCGACCTAGTGCATTGCCGCCTGCTGGCGGTCGGCGCCACGATCGCCCGGCTGCCGTCGCCGCTGCGCCGCGGGTTCGTCTCGCTGCTGGCCGACGTCGCGCTCGACCAGGGCCGCGAGATCCGGCGCCCGCCGACCGCCGCCGAGATCTCGCTGGCCGACTGGACCTGGTCGGAGCTGTTGCGACGGCCCGACACGCAACGCGCCATCCTGCAGGCGATGGCGTGCGGCGCCTCTGTCCGCAAGGTCGCCGAGCTGCTGGAGCGGCGCGGCTGGAAGGTAAAGAAATCGACGATCGGCGCCTGGTATCTAAATGAACGCCGGCACCTGGCCGGCCGCTGGCAGGAGCAGAAACACCCTGTCGACCGCGAATCATTTGATCGCTGGCGCACGATATTTGAGAGTCAGAAATAGAAGCTGGACAATCTGGACAGTTTAAGCGATCAATTAGTCGAGGGTGACGAATTGCGTCGCCGATCATTTAACGCCCGCCGGCTCGCGCCGCGCGGGCGTTTCGTTGTGGGGGCTGCCGTGCGACTGACGATGCTGCGGCCTCGCGTCGAGACGGTCGATCTCAGGATTGCGGCGCCGCCGGCCAAGGTCGCGGCCTCGATCTACACGACGGCCGAGTATGCCGCCTGGCGGCGGATCGTCATCAAGCGAGCCGAGGGCCGCTGTCAGGGCCTGACGTGCCAGGCGCCGGACCGCCGGGCCTCGCGCCTGTTCGCCGATCACGTCGTCGAGCTGCGCGACGGTGGCGATCCCTTCGATGCTGCGAACGGGCAGGCCCTTTGCGGCGCCTGTCACACGCGAAAGACCGCCGCCGCCCGCGCCGCCCGCCAGCGCGGCGACCGCCCTGCCAGGCCGCCGGGCGGGGGGTGGTCAAAAGGTTAGCTCAAAGGGACCGGCGACCGCGCTGGGTCGCATTCGGAGATTTAATTTCTGGGCGCGAACGACGTCGAGCGAACGGCGTTCGCGATCAATTTCGAGGATTTGTGATGGAAGTGCCGAGCGTTTCTGGACAGGGCGGACAAGCGCCGGCCGCCGGGCGGCCTCGGCATAAACCCGACGCCGTCATGCGCTCTTGCGTCGTCCAGCTGCGCGCCGAGGGCCAGTCGATCGCCGAGATCGCGGCCGCGGTCGACCTGGCGCCGAACACGCTGCGCCGCTACTACGCCGCCGAGCTGGCGACCGCGCCGGCCCGGCGCCGCGCCGATCGCCCGGCCGATCGCCAGCTCGATCTCGCGATCGAGGCCGAGGCGCCGCCGCCGGCGATCGAGCCGGCCCTGCCAGGTCGGCCGGCCTATGAGCCGACGCAGGCCGAGCGCGACGACGTCAAGCTATGGGCGGCCGACGACTGGACCGAGGATCGCATGGCGCGCCAGCTCGGGATCTCGCGAACGACGCTTCGCAAGTATTTCGAGGCCGAGATCGAATTCGGCGCCGACCAGGTGCGGACGCAGGCGCTGCGCGATCTGCGCCGCGCCTCGCGCTTGGGCAAGGTCGCCGCCTCGGCGAAGCTGCTGCAGCTGTCGGGCTTTGTGCCACCGTCGGCGCCGGCCTCGGCGCCGCTCGATCGGCCCGACCTGGTCGACGATCGCCTCGGCAAGAAAGAGCGCGCCCAGATCGACGCGCGCACGGCCGAGGCCGGGACGTCCTGGGCGTCGCTGCTCAACTAATGGCCGACGAATGGGATCTGGCGTGTCCGGACTGGCAGGAGCGGCTGCGCGACGGCCGGTCGCTGGTGCCGGATCTGCCGCTGGATCTGGAGCTGGCGCGCCAGGCGATCGGCTGTTTCGACAAGCTGCGCCTTTATGACGTGATCGGCCAGCCGACGATGGCCGAGGCCTGCGGCCAGTGGTTCCGCGATATCGTCGCCGCGCTGTTCGGTTCGCTCGACATGCCGACGGGCGTTCGTCGGATCCATGGCCTGTTCGTTTTGGTCCCGAAGAAAAACGCCAAGACGACGAACAGCAGCGGGCTAATGCTGACGGCCCTGCTGGTGAACCGGCGGCCCTCGGCTGAATTCCTGCTCACGGCGCCATCGCAGGAGATCAGCGACAAGGCGTTCGCGACGGTGCGCGGCATGATCTCGCTGGATCCCGACGGGTTCCTGCAGAAGCGGTTTCACGTCGCCAACCATGCAAAGACGATCACGGACCGCAAGACGGACGCGGTGTTAAAGGTCAAGACGTTCGACGAGGATATCGTTACAGGCGCGGTGGTCGCCGGCGCACTGATCGACGAGATCCATTTGCTCGGCCGCAAGCCGCGCGCGGCGGCGATTATCCAGCAGCTGCGCGGCGGCATGGTCAGCACGCCGGAGTCTTTCTTTGCGATGATCTCGACGCAGGCATTCGACGCGCCGGCGGGAGTGTTCCGCGCCGAGCTGCAGATGGCGCGCGCGATCCGCGACGGCCGCGCCAAGATCGACACGCTGCCGGTTTTGTACGAATTCAGCGAAGCGCAGCAGAAGGATCGGGCTTTCTGGGAAGATCCGGAAAACTGGTCGCGGCTGCAGCCGAACCTCGGCCGCTCGATCCGGATCCCGCGGCTGGTGAAGGATTACGAAGAGGCCCGGCTAAAAGACGAGCGCGACGTTCGCATATGGGCGTCGCAGCATTTGAATATCGAGATCGGCCTGGCGCTGCAGTCCGATCGCTGGGCCGGCGCCGATCATTGGGAAGCGGCGGCCGACGACGACCTCGACCTCGACGCCATCCTGGCGCGCAGCGATGCGATCGTGATCGGCGCCGACGGCGGCGGCCTCGACGATCTGCTCGGCGTCGCCGTCCTGGGCCGCTGCGCCTCGACGCGGCGCTGGCTTCTCTGGGCGCATGCCTGGGCGCATGCGTCGGTTTTCGAGCGGCGCAAGGATATCGCCGCGCGCCTGCGCGACCTGGCGGCCGCCGGCGACCTGTCGATCGTCGAGCAGCTCGGCGACGACGTCGAGCAGCTGGGCGACATATTCGGCCAGGTCAACGCGACCGGGCTGCTCTACCAGGTCGGCGTCGACCCGGCGGGCGTCGGCGCGATCGTCGAGGCCGCGGCCGAGGCCGGCGTCGAGGCCGATCGGATCGTCGGCATTTCGCAGGGCTGGAAACTGTCGGGCGCGATCAAGACCGCCGAGCGCGCCCTGGCCGACGGGACGCTGCGCCATTGCGGCCAGCCGCTCATGGCCTGGTGCGTCGGCAACGCGAAAGTCGAGCCGAGGGGCAACGCGCTGACGATCACGAAACAGGCGGCCGGCTCGGCCAAGATCGACGCGCTTATGGCGTTATTCGACGCCGTCGCGCTCATGTCACTAAACCCGGCGACCCGGTCGATCGACCAGGGGTTCGTCGACCTCGGGGGCCTGGCTTATGCGGGTGATTGACCGGATCGAGCCGACGTTCGCGATCGAGCGCAAGCTGCAGCTGCAGAACGCAGACTCGGGCCTGACGTTTGAGCAGGCTATGCGCGAGGCGGGATGGTCGGCGCCGACCTGGGCCGGGCGCGACGTGTCGCCCGATTCGGCGATGCGGCTGTCGGCGGTCTATGCGTGCGTGCGCCTCATTAGCGGCGTGATCTCTTCGCTTGAATTCCCGGTGTACCGCGTCCAGCCGGACGGCGATCGCGAACAGGTCGCCGACGATCCGGTCGCCTGGCTGCTCAACGATGAGCCGTGTCCCGGCTGGTCGGCCTCGACCTTCTGGAAATACATGCTGACGGCCGAGCTGCTGACGGGCGATCAAATGGCCTATATCGAGCGCGACCGGAACGGCCAGCCGCTCAACCTCTGGCCGCTCAATCCGTCGGCGACAAGCGTCGTCCGCGACCAGGTGTCGGGCCGGCTGGTTTACAGGACGACCGACTGGCGCGGCCAGCCGGCGGCCTGGTGGCAAGATGACGTCCTGCATATTCCGGGCGAGGGATTCGACGGGCTGCGCGGGAAATCGGTCATCGGCTGGGCCGGGCGCCAGGCGATCGGGATCGGCGCCGCCGCCGAGGAATTCGCCGGCCGCTACTTCGCCAACGGCGCGCGATTCGATTATGCGCTTATGACCGATAAGAAGGTCGACCCGGCGCGCGCTAAGGAGCTGATGGCCTATTGGCTCGGCCGGCACCAGGGCCTCGACGCAAGCCATGTGCCGGCCCTGCTGACAGAGGGCGTCACGTTCAAAGAGCTGACGATTCCGCCGGAGGATTCGCAGCTGTTGGAAACGCGCAAATTCCAGGTGATCGACATTGCGCGCGCGTTCGGCGTGCCGCCGGTGCTGATCGGCGAAACCGAAAAGACGTCGAGCTGGGGGACGGGGCTAGAGCAGCTGGTTCTCGGGTTCGTCAAGTTCACGATCAAGCCGTCGCTGGATCGCATCGCCGACGAAGTCAATCGCAAGCTGCTGACGTCGCGGATCTATCGCCGGCGCGATCGCGTCGCGCGGCACGACCTGACGGATCTGGAGCGCGGCGACAGTCAGGCGCAGGCGGCATTCGCCCGCGCCCTGGTCGGCGGCGCCCAGGGGCCGGGAATCATGACGACGAACGAAGCGCGCCGCGCGTTCGGCCTGCCGTCGCGGCCCGACGGGGACGCCCTCTTTACGAACGACAAAGGATCGACCAATGCGCCAGCGTAATCTTGCCGCGATCGCTTCCCTGGCCGCCCTGGCCGCGCAGTCCGGCGCGTTCCGGCCGCAGGCCTCGGCCGCCGGCCCGAACGCCGTTCGGATCGCCGACGCGCGCCAGGCCTGGCACGCGCGCATGGATAATCGCGGCGCCGAGCCGCGCGCGACCGCGGGCAAGCTGGAGCTGCGCGCCGACGGCGACGTCGCCGAGCTGCGGCTATTCGATGAAATCGGCCCTTGGGGCGTCTCGGCCGCGCAGTTCGCCGACGCCCTGGGCTCGATCGTCTCGCCGCGTATCCGCCTACGGATCAATTCGCCGGGCGGCGACGTTTTCGACGGCTACGCGATCTACAACGCGCTCCGGGCGCATCCGGCGACGATCGACGTCGTCGTCGAGGGCCTGGCCGCCTCGATCGCCTCGATCATCGCCATGGCCGGGGACGCGGTCGCCATGGCCGAGCCGTCGCTGCTCATGGTGCATCGGGCCTGGACGCTGGCGCTCGGCAATGCCGCCGACCTGCGCGGGACCGCCGAGCTGCTCGACAAGGTCGACCAGCAGCTCGCCGGCGTCTATGCGGCCAAGGCCGGCGACGCCCTCGACGCCGCCAAGGCTTACGAGCTGATGACCGCCGAAACCTGGTTGACGCCGGCCGAGGCCCGCGCGCTGGGCCTGGTCGACGCGATCCTGGCGCCGGCCGCGCCGGATCCGGCGCCCGACGCCGCCGCCGGCGCGCTCGATATCCATGCCGCCCGCCAGCGCGCGGCGCGCCTGGTCGGGCTCGGCGTTCGCTGATCTCTACGGCGCGGCCGCCCGCCGCGCCGCCTCTTTCGATCGCCCTTGGGCAAGGCATAGCGACCGGCTGCGCGCCGGCGCACCTGGAGCATTAGACAATGACGCATTCGATCCAGGCGCTGCGCGAGCAGCGCAACACGGCGGCGACCGCGCTGCAGGCCTTGGTCAACGGGACCAAGCCGAACGACTGGTCGGCCGACCATGAGACGAAATACGACAACATGGTCGCCGAGATCGAGAAGCTCGACGGCGCGATCGAGCGCGTCGCCAAGGCGGCCGCCATGGTCGGCGCCTCGCGCGACACGATCGACGGCCTGGCCGACCGCGCCGGCGTGACCCTGTCGGCCGCCTCGGCCGACGAAGAGAAGCGCGTGCGCATGTTCGCGCAGTTCCTGAAGGGCGGCGAAAAGAGCCTCGACGTCGCCGATCTGCAGGCCATGGCCGCGATCCGCAACGCCCAGAGCGCGGGCACGAACAGCGCCGGCGGCTTCCTGGTGCCGGCGACGACCGTCGCGCAGCTGCTGGTCGAGCTGAAGGCCTACGGCGGCATGCGCTCGGTCGCGCAGATCCTGCAGACCGCCAGCGGCGAGTCGATGAGCTGGCCGACCGTCGACGATACGTCGCAGACCGGCGAGCTGATCGCGGAAAACGCCGCGGCGAACAACCAGGACGCGACTTTCGGCAACGTGTCGCTTGTGCCTTACAAGTTCTCCAGCAAGGTTTTCGCCGTCAGCTACGAGCTGATGCAGGATTCGGCGATCGACGTCGTCGGGATCGTCAACAGCCTGGCCGCGACCCGCATCGGCCGCATCCAGAATACGTTTTTCACGACCGGCACCGGCACGGCCCAGCCGCGCGGCGCCGTGACGGCGTCGGCCGTCGGCAAGACCGGCGCGACCGGCCAGACGACCAGCGTCATCTATGACGACCTGGTCGATCTCGAACACTCGGTCGACCCGGCCTATCGCGCCAACGGCTGTAGCTGGATGATGAATGACAGCTCGCTCAAGGTGTTGAAGAAGCTGAAAGACTCGCAGAACCGGCCGCTCTGGCTGCCGGGCCTGTCGGGCCTCGACGGGCCGGTCGGCCAGCCGTCGCTCATGGGCTACGGCTACGCGATCAATCAGGACATGGCGAACATGGCCGCGAACGCAAAGAGCATCCTTTTCGGGGCGTTCGGGCAATACGTCATCCGCGACGTGATGAGCATGCTGATGTTCCGTTTCGACGATTCGGCCTATGCGAAGAATGGTCAGGTCGGTTTCCTGGCCTGGCTGCGCTCGGGTGGCAATTTCGTCGCGAGCAGCAATTCCTCGCTGAAGCACTACGCCAACAGCGCGACTTAGTCGCGCGATGGGAGAGGCGGGCCGATCGGCCCGCCTCTTTCGCCGAGCTGCGCGCGTCGCGCGGTTCCGCGAAGGAGGATCTCGATATGTTGGTTCGCAATCTGGTCGCCTGGGCGGGCGAGGGCTTTTCGTATGTTGACGGCGACGTGATCGACATGCCCGACGCGATGGCGCAGGCGCGGATCGAGGCCGGCGTCGCCGAAGCGGCCCGCGGCGCCGGCCGCGGCCGTTCCGTTCTGCCGTGGCTGGGCGACGTTGCCGCGCCGGTCGATCCGGCCGCCTCGCCGGTCGATCCGGATCCGGCGCCGGTCGATCCGGATCCGGCGCCGCTGGGCGAGTAGCGCGGGCATGTTGCCGCTGGCGCCGCTGCTGGAGATCGTCACGCCGGCCAGCTCGCAGCAGCTGGTCGACCTGGCGACGCTGAAGGCCGACCTGTCGATCGGCGACGCCTCGCAGGACGCGCGGCTGACGCGCGTCATAAACGCCGTATCCGGCCAGGTCGCCAGCTATATCGGCCGGCCGCTGATCGAGGCGACCTATCGCGAAACGCGATGGATCGACGCCGAGGATCGGCTGCTCGATCTGCAGCGCGTGCCGGTGACGGCGATCGGCAGCGTCGTCGAGTCGGGCGTTACGCTGGCGTCGACGCTTTATTCCTGGATCGACGGCCAGGGCCTGCTGCGCCTCGACGCGGGCGGCGATCCGACCAGCTGGGCGCGCGCGAAAGTCGTCGTCACCTATACCGCGGGATGGATCCCGACGACTGGCACGCCGACCGGCGCGCAGATCGTCCTGCCGGCCGATCTCTACGAGGCGGCGCTGGCGGCCTGCCGCGCGGCCTTCCTGGCGAAAGATCGCGACCCTGGCGTCGTCGTGCGCTCTGAAACGGTGCCGGACATTTATCAAGCGACCTATGACACGCGCGGCACGACGGCCGACGATGGCGACCTATACGGCCTGCCGCCGGCGACGACCGACGTTCTCGACGCCTATTGCCGCGCGTCGTTCCTGTATTGAGGCCCGGCCATGCCCTACGTTGCACCGCTCTTGATGAAAGCCGCCGTCGCCCGGATCCTGGCGGCGCACGGCGAAAGCATGACGCTAAAGCGCGAGGGCGCGGCCTCGATCGCCGTCAAGGCGAAGCGGCTGCCGGGCTCGATCGAGTCGATCGGCGGCTCGGCGGTCCAGCAGGAATTCCAGGTGCGTCTCGGGACGGCCGAGCTGGCCGCGTCGAGCTGGTCGCCGGCCGTGCCGGTCCGGACTGACTCGATCGTGATCGACGATCGCGAGCGGTCGATCCTCGACGTCCGGCCGCTGCGCGACGGCGACGTCGTCCACCTGTACGAATTGACGGTCGCGGGCTGACATGCCGCTTATTGTCGAGCCGCTGGCCGCGCCGATCGGCGCCTCGATCGGCGCCTGGATCAAGGCGCAGACGATCGCCGTCGCCGAGCGCGCGCTGCGCGCGGAAGTCGGCCGCGGTTTCGATTCCTCGCCGGTCGTCGTGACTGACGGCGTCCCGCGCCGCGATCCCGCCCAGGTCAAGCCGTTCGGCCGGATCGAGTTTGCGCGCCGGACCAGCGTCGCCGAGGCGGTGCTATGGGCGCTGGCCGAGCTGCGCCAGCGATCGCCGGTCGGCCCGGCCATCCGCGGGCATTACCGCGACGATCACGTCGTCATGGTGAACGGCGCGCAGATCCTGGGCGATGCCCGCGCGGCGCTGATGGCGCTGCAGCCGACCGATCGCGTCCAGATCGTCAATCCGCGACCCTACGCCCGCAAGATCGAGGGCGCGACGGCGAACAAAAAGACCGGCCGCGGCAAGCGCAAGGCCCTGTCGCGCCAGGCGCGCGGCGGCGTTTATCGCGTCGTCATCCGCTTGTTAGAGGCCCGGTTCGGCCGCGTCATGTTCTTTGACTATAAAATGGTGCCGCTGAATACCGGCGTTAAGGTCTGGGGCGACCAGGGCGGCCGATACCGCAGAAACGGCTCGCGCGCCTATGTGAAGCGCGTGCAACGAAACCAGGTTTACCCGGCGTTGCAGTTCTACCAGAAGCCGACCGACGTTCGGAATTGAGGCGAGCATGGCCGGCGACTCTGTCCGCGATCTCTTCCGCGATCGTCTGGCGACGCATATCCGCGCGTCGGCCGGCGGCCTGCCGGCGCCGTGGGGCTCGATGCCGATCGGCAGCGTCCCGGCCGGGCTCGGGATCCCGATTGTCGACCTGGTGAATACGGCCGAGGCGCCGGACGCTTCGCAGCTGTTCGTCGCCCTGGAATTCGGCGCGCGCGATGAGCAGCAGTTCACGTTCGGCGCGCCTCGCGCGAATCTGCATCGCGAGGACGGGCTGGCGTTCGTCCGGATCTGCGCGCGGCTCGGCAAGGGCCGCGACGCGGCCGAGGCGCTGGTCGAGGAATTGCGCGCCTGCTTCCGCGCCGATCGGTTCGGCCCGGCCGGTTTCGAGATCCGGATCACGGGGACGACCCTCATGGCCGGCGGCATGGATGAGGGCGGCCTGTGGATCGAGTCGCTCGCCTTGCGCTTTACGAATTTTAACCGCGGCTGACGGCCGCTCTAACCGCCGGCGTGTGCCGGCCGCTCAGCCTGGGAGATCGTCGCCATGGATTCCGCAAACAAGCAAACCGCCATCATTGCCGAGGTGACGCAGGGCACGACGCCGGCGACTCCGGCGTTCAAGGTGCTGCGCGATACGCGCGTCAGCGGCGCGCCGCAGCGCGCCGACGTCCGGTCGCCCGAACGGCGTTCGGATCGCATGGCCTATGCCATGGTGCGCGGCCTGGCGTCGTTCCCGAAAACGATCGAAATGGCCTGGGCGCGCGACGCCGGGACCGACATTCTCTGGGAGTCGGCTTTTTGTGCCGCGTTCTCGACAAACGTCCTCAAGAACGGCTCGACGATAAAGTCGTTCACGCTGGAGGAGCGTTACGAAGGCGGCGCCACGGATCCCTATCGGCGCCTGGCCGGGTGCGTCGTCGACCAGGTCGATATCTCGATGCAGAACGGCCAGGCCGGCCAGCTGAATTTCGCGATCCGCGCCCTGGCCGAGACGACGGCGACGACGGCGATCGCTTCCTCGACCTATGCCGCGCCGACGCCGGGCTATGATCCGGTGACGCCGGCCGATATCACGGTCGGCAACCTGTTCGGGATCGCGACGCCGAAGATCGTCAGCCTTTCGATGCGGATCGAAAACAATCTCCGCGAGCAGTATTCCTGGGGATCGTCGTCGCCGTTCGGAACCGGCCTCGGCCTGTTCAACGTGTCGGGCTCGGTGCAGCTCTATTTCTCGCAACTGACGGATTACTCGACGTTCGTCACGCGCCAGACCGGCCAGACGCTCGATCTCACGATCGGCAGCGTCGCCAGCAATAAGGATCAGATCGTTTGCGGCGCCTGCGACGTCTGGAATCCCGACGTTACGGATCCGGGCGCGACCGGCGATCATATGGTGACGCTCAATTTCATGGCGAAATACTTTGCGACCGACGTCGCCGCAATCAAGCTGACGCGCAACGTCGCGTGAGCGGCGCGGCGATCGCCGCGATCGCCGCGATCCTTTTTCCTCTCGACCTGGAGTTTCCAATATGCGCCGTTTGATGATTCTGGCGAATTTTCACGTCTATACGCTGGCGCCGGGCGCCGATCGCACGACCCGCGCCGAGTATCTGCGCGGCCAGACGATCGCCGAGGGCGACGTGCCGGCCGACCAGTCGGCCGACGACTGGATCGCGAAGGGACTCGCCGAGGCCGCCGCGGCCGCCGAGTAGCGATCGACCGATCGCCGGCCGGTCCTTCCCTTCCGGTCGGCCGCGTCGGCGTTCCCTGCGCGCCGGCGCAACCGGGGCGGCGTCGTCTGGTGGCGGCGCCGCCCTTCTCACCACCAGGAGAAACAAGCCATGGGTTACGTTTTCGACAATATCGAGGATCTGCAGCGCAACCGCGAGATCGAGGCCGAGGGCGCCGAGCTGGGCCTGCCGGGCGGCCGGACGCTGATCGTGCGGGCGGCCAGCGACGCCAATCCGGCCTGGCGCGCCAAGGGCGAGTCGATCGCGAACGAGCTGCGCCGCCTGCGCAACGCGCGCGCGACGCCGGAGACGACGCGCGCTTTCCTCGCGCGCACTTATGCCCGCCTGCTGCTGCGCGACTGGCGCGGCGTGACGGCGAACGGCGTTCCGATCCCCTATTCGCCGGAGGCCGGCGAGGCCTTCCTGCTGGCCGCCGACGATGCGTTCGCGGCCGTCGACGCCATGGTTTACGAAACGGCCAATTTCCGCGGCCAGCGGATCGAGGCGATCGTCGAGCAGACAAAAAACTGATCGGCTGGGATGGCGAACACGGCGCCCAGGTCGCCGCCTGGCGGGATCTCGCCAGCCGCGGCGATGCCTGGGCGCTCGATCGTTTGCTCTCCCGGCCTGTCCTCGACCCTGAAGCCGCCGAGATCTGGCAGGCTTTCCAGCTGCTCGCGCGCGATCGCCAGCAGCTGCCGCTCTCGATGGGCCTCGCCGGCGGCCTGCAGCTGCCGCTGCCGGTGCCGCTGGCGACGATCCGCGCCGAGGGCCGGCGCCTCGGCCATACCGGCGAAAGTCTCGACGATTTCGTCGAAACGATCGCCTTGATCGACGACCACATGGTCGCCGAGACGACGAAGAAACTGGCGGCCGACGCAAGGGCCGCCGCGAACCGCACGCGATCGGGGCGCTAGATCATGGCCGAAGAAACGAAAATTATTCGGCTGGTGATCGACGCCTCGCGCGCGGTCGAGGGCTCGGCCGCGGCGACGCGCGCGCTGGAAAAGCTGGAGAAGCAGCAGGCCGCGACCGCCTCGACGCTCGATCGCATGGAATCGGCGCTAGGCAAGGTCGGCGGCGCGATCAAGGCGCAGCTGGCGCTTATGGTCGCCGATCTCGCCGCCCGTTTTCTGCAGTTGGCTAAGAATTCCTTTGACGCGGTGTCGGGCCTCGACGAGCTGGCCGAGCAGCTCGGCATAACGACGCGCGGCGTCCAGGCGCTGCAGTTTTCGGCGGCGCAAAACGGCGTCTCGCTGGAGAAGCTCGAAGGCGGCGTCGGCAAGTTTTCGCAGAAGATGGGCGAGGCGGCCGAGGGCTCGAAAGAAATGGTCGAGGCCCTCGACCGGCTCGGCGTCAAAAACCTCGACGCGCAGGGCAAGCTGCGGCCGACCGAGGCGCTTATGCGCGACGTCGCCGAGGCGATCCTAAAGATCGAGGATCCGGCCAAGCGCGCCGCCGCCAGCGTCGACTTTTTCGGCAAGGCCGGCCAGAAAATGCAGACCATGCTGCCGGATATGGCGGCGGGGGTCGACACGCTGGCGCAGAAGGCGGCCGCGGCTGGCGCCATGATCGACGACAAGACCGTAAAGGCGCTCGACAAGCTGGCGGACAGTTCGTCGGTCGCGAGCCTGCGCTGGCGCGCCATGGCGGCGACCTTTGGCGAACCAATCGCGACCTGGGCGCTGGAAAAGATCAATTCCATTTTGGCAAGCGTTCTAAAGAACCTCGATCGCGTCAAAGAGCTGGACGCCACGAAGAACAGTCGCGCGCTGCAGAACGACGCGCAGAACCTCGACGACCAGATCGCCGCGCAGCGCAATTTGCTGGCGATCAATCCGCGGAACACGATGGCGCAGTCGAGCCTCGCCGCGCTGGAGAAGCGCAAGCAGGCGGCGACCGACGCGGCGAACGCCGAGATCGACCAGCGGGCGACAACGATGCTTGTGTCGGGGACGTTCCCGCCGACCGAGCCGCTGGATCCGGAGGGCGCCCGGTCGTCGACGGTCAAGGGCAGCGGTCCCGATATCGCCGAACGGATCAACAAGCAGACCGAGGCGCTAAAGCTGGCCGCCGCGGCTCAGAACGAAATGACCGCGGCCGCGCGTGGTGGCGACGTCGCGTTCGCCGAGCAGGAAATCAGGCTGAAGGCGCTGCAGCTCGCCCTCTCGGCCTATGGCGACAAGGCGAAAGCGTCTGACGCCGAAGTGCAGAAGCTGGCCGACTCATACGAGCGGCTTGTTCTCCAGGACGTCCAAGGCAAGGTCGCTCAATCGTTCGTCATGCAGACGACCGAGCTGCAAAAGCAGAACGCCCTGCTGGAAGCGGAAAACCGGCTGCTCGATGCCGCGCCGGATATCCGCGCGCGCGAGCTGGCCGTTCTGAAGTCGGTGCAGGAGGCCCAGAAGGCGGGCAACGCTTTGACGGCCGAGGATATCGAGGCCCGCCGCCAGGCGATCGAGATCAACGAACGGCTAAAGACGCAGGCCGAGGATTTGAAAAAGGCGCAAGAGCTGTGGATCGAGCCGGCAAAACAGGCCTTTCGCGATATCCAGACGGCCGGCGCCGACGCTTTCGATCAGCTGCTGGAGTCCGGCAAGTTCTCGGCCGAAAGCATGGGCCAGACGTTTACGAAGATCCTGCGCCGCATGGCCGCGGAATTCCTGGCGCTGGCGACGATCCGGCCGGTCATGTCGGTCATGGTGTCGGCCGTCGCCTCGACCGGGATGATCTCGCCGGCCTCGGCGTCCTCCATGGGCTACGGGGCGAACGGCGTTCCGGGCCTGTCGAGCGGCGGCGCGGGCGGATCCTCGATCGGGATGCCTGGCGCGTCGAGCCTGTCCGGCTTTGAAATGCCTTCATGGCTGGGCGGCGGCCAGCCGTTCGCCTTTCTGAATCAGCCGGTGTCGTCGCTGTTTTCGTCGGGCGCGCCGGCCGGCGGTTATGCCGACGTCGGCGCCTTGCTTTCCAGCGGCAATACCGGCGCGTCGGCGGCCGCGACGGGCGGGCTCTCGATCGGCAGCGCGCTCGGCGGCCTCGGCTCGATCGGGATGGGCGCTTATTCGCTGTTCAACGCGAAGGGCAACACGGGAAAGACGATCGGCGGGATCGGCCAGATGGTCGGCGGCGCGATGATGATGATCCCAGGCCTGCAGCCGGTCGGCGCCGTCGTGTCGCTGCTGTCGAGCGTCCTGCCGGGCCTGTTCGGCGGTGACGAGTATAAGCTGCCGCCGCTGGTCGGCGCCTCGGCAAATTTCCTGTGGGACGGCAAGGGCTACGGCGCCTCAACCGGAACCAGCCTAAACGGCGGGACGGCGCCGATCGGCGAATCGAAATGGCTGGTCGATGCCTTGCAGGGCTGGACGACGCGCGCCGCGGGCGGCAAGCCGATCGACGCCAGCCGCGTCTATGGCTTCAATATCTGGCGGAACCAGCGCGACGGAACCTCGGCGTCGTATGTGATGGACCCGAACGGCGGCTCGACCGAAATGAGCAACGGCAGCGGCGACCAGTCGGGCGCCTATCAGCGCACGATCTCGGCGGCGTTCCGGCGATCGGTCCTGGGCGGCGCCTTTGCGGGCGCCTCGCCGACCTTGACGCAGGCGCTCACGAACCGGGCGCCCGGCTCGATCGCCGAGACGTCCGGCCTGCTCGATTTCGTCGAGATCTTTGACAAGTTCGGCAAGGTGACGCCGAACGTGCGCGAGCAGCTCGACAAGATCTCGGCGACGTTCGCCAGCCTGACGGACACGGCGCGCGCCTATGGAATCGCGCTGGAGCCGATCGCGGCCGAGCAGGCGAAGCAAACGAAGCGATACGCGCAGGATTTTATCGACAATATGATCGACCCGCTCGCCGCGCAGCTGCGCGCGCTGCAGGACGAACGCGAGCAGGGCCTGGCCTCGGCGCAGTATATCCGCGACAACGTCGCCGACGTTTACGTCGATATGGCGAAGGTTGCGGCCTACTACACGCGCAAAGAGGCCGATCTGCGCGAGCAGTTCTACGGCGGCGCGGTCGCCTCGCTGGAGCAGGCAATCCGGCGGCTCACGACGGGGGATCTCAGCAACACCAGTCCGACGACCGGCCTGGCCGGCCTGCGCGCCAGCTATGGCGCGACGCTCGCCCAGGCGCGCGCCGGCAGTTCGTCGGCGATCGGGCGCCTGGCGGCCGAGGGCGCGGACTATGCCGCGGCCGGCCAGCAGTATTTCGCCAGCTCGGCGGAATACCAGGCGCTCGTCGAGCAGATCCGTCGCGATCTCGCCGAAGTCCAGGCCGCGATCCAGGCGCCGAGCGCGTCGTCGGATCTCGGCGCCAACAGTCCGGCAATGCAGACCATGCTGGCCGGCAATGAGCAGCTGCGCCAGATCGTCAGCGACCAGAGCGCGCAGATCGCCAGCCTGACGACGATGGTCGACCGGCTGACGGGGCAGCTGCAGCGCGTCGCCGTGGTCGGGCGCTAGACCATGGGCGCGATCGTCTATCAGTACGGCGGCCCGCCGCTGCCGTTCGGCGCGATCGACGCCGGCGCGGTCGGCGTCTTTCCTCTTTACGAAGGCCTCGACGCGCTCAATCTCGGCGCCCATGAGGGCAAGGGGCTCCTGCTGGTCGCGGCGCCCTTCGATTCGACGGTCGTCACCTCGACGCCCGGCCCGCCGTTCCCGTTCGGCTCGATCGACGCGCCGGTCGCGCTGCGGTTTTCGACGCAGGGCGGCGCGCCGACGATCTATCCGGCGGCGACGCATGGTCGATCGACCGGCCCGGCCGACACGCCGGCGGCGACTTATGTTCCGGGCCGCCTGGTCGGCGACCTGTCGATCGAGCTGTCGCTATTCGGCGGTGCCGATCCGCTGAAGGCCGGCCAGGGCGGCGCCGGCGTGCTGGAGCTGACGGATCCAGATGGCGAGCTGGACGGCCTGCTGGCGCTGGAATGGGACGGCGCCGCGATCGAGCTGCGCCGCGGCGAGCCGACGGCGGATTTCTTGACCTGGTCGACGGCGTCGCGGCTGACGGCGTCGGGCCTGCTGGCCGGCATGCGCTCGAAAGAGCTGCGCCTGCGCGACCTGGGCTGGCGGCTGGAGCGGGCCGAGCTGCACGGCAACCGCTACGGCGGGACCGGCGGCGCCGACGGGATCCCGACGCTGGCTGGCCGCCTCAAACCCTATTGCGTGGGCTACGTTTTCAACGTGACGCCGGTCCAGATCTCGACCGCTCTGCTGGTCTGGCAGGTATCATATTCAAGCGTCGCGGCGATCTCGGCGGTTCGCGATGCCGGCGTCGCCCTGACGCCCGGCGCCGATCATGCGACCTGGGATCTGCTGGTTGCCGCGACGATCGCCGGCGGCACTTATGAGACGTGCAAGGCGCTCGGCCTGTTCCGGCTCGGCGCCTCGCCGGTCGGCGACGTGACGGCCGACGCCCAGGGCGACGCCGACACGATCGAGGGCCAGGTCGGGCCGGTGACGCGCGGCCGGATCGTGCGCCGCATCGCGACGGCGATCGGGGTGGTCCGGTTTTCCGATACCGATCAGATCGACTTTGCGGCATTCCAGGCTTTCGAGTCGGCGCAGCCGGCGCCGGTCGGCTGGTACTGGGACGGCGCGCAACCGGTGACGAAAGCCGAGGCGATCGCCGAAGTCCTGGCCGGCTGCCTCGGCTGGTGGCTGGTGCGGCCGAACGGCCAGCTCGCGATCGGCCAGGCCGAGGATCCGGCGGCCCTGTCGCCGACCCTGGTCCTGTCCTGGCCGACGGCGGCGCTCAGCGATTCGCGGCTCGGCGATCCGCAGATGACCGACACGATCGCGCCGCGCCGCGCGACCCTGATCGGCTGGCAGCGCAATTACACGATCCAGCAGCGCAGCTCGCTTGCCGGTGCCGTCAGCGACGGCCAGGCGCAGATCTTTGGCCTGCCGGCGCAATACGTGACGCAGGGCGACCAGTGGATCGCGAACAATTATCCGGCCTCGCCGATCGTGATCCTCGACGGCGGCTATCGCAACCAGGCCGACGCCGCGGCCGAGGCCCAGCGCCAGGCGCTGCTCTTTTCGACGCCGCGCCGGCGCTGGTCGGTTCCGGTCGTTTCTATGGATCCGCTGGCCGACGTCGTCGGGCAGCGCGCGCGGCTCGACGGCCTCGGCCGGCTGGGCTGGGGCGCGTCCAAGCCGCTGCTGGTGTGCGGGTTCTCGACCGCCGGCGGTTCAACCGTAGTGGATTTCTGGGGGTAGCAATGGCGCATAAGATTCTCGACCGCGTCCAGGAAACGACGACCAGCACAGGGGCGGGCGCGCTGACGCTCGCCGGCGGCACGACCCGCATGCTTTCGTTTTCGGCCGCCGGCCTGGCGCCTGGCGATACCTTCTGGGGGCTGATCGAGCATGCCAGCGCGATCGAATGGGAGATCGCGCTTTGCACCTATAACGGCGCGACGATCACGCGCGCCGCGCCGCTGAAATCCTCGACCGGCGCCGCGGTGGCGTTCTCGGCCGGGACCAAAACGATCAGCCTGGTCGCGCCGGCGGCGCAGCTGACGATCCTCGGCTCGCTGGAGTCGGTCGCCGCGCCGACGATCTCGGCCGGCGTCCTGACGCTCGATCTCGCCGCCGCCTCGATCTTCAAGGTCGCCCTAAACGCCGGCATAACGGCGCTCACGATCGGCAATGCGCTGGCGCCCTTCGCGCAGGGCTTCACGCTGGAATTGACCGCCGACGGTACGCCGCGCGCCGTCACGCTGCCGGGCAACGTCGTCGCTATGAATGGCACCTATACGCCGTCGAGCGCGAACGGCGTTCGGGATCTGCTGAATTTTGTGACCCTCGATGGCGGCGCGACCTGGCTGCTGTCGATCGTCGCGCAAGCCTACTAAGCGGGGGGCGTTGCATGGCCTCGATTGCTCGCCGGTTCGCCGTCATGGGCCAGGTCGACCCGGACGTCGCGGCCTGGCGTGACGTTGTCAAATTCATTGGCGGCAGCGTCTCGATCGCCGCGCTGTCGATCGCGTCGCGCTTCGCGGACAGGGAAAAGGCAAGCGGCGCCTGGGATCTGACGGACGATTACTGGCCGTTCTGGGGCGAAACACTCTGGCAAGCGATTATCTCGCTGAAGCAACGGCGGGGCGCGAACCTGATAAACGGGCCGGTGCATGTGCCGCGCCGGCACATCTCGACCAACGGGACGACCAGCTATATCGACACGACGTTTAATCCGAATCTGCACAAGGTCGCGGCCAGCACGAATAATGCGCGCCTCGCGATTTATCTGCGCGACAACGGCACCAGCAACAATTTCGCGGCCGGTTGCAATTCGACGTCTAATAGAAACCTTCGCATTCGCCCGCGGAATGCGGGTAACGCCCTGTTAGAGCCGAATGCAAGCGCGGGAACTTATACGCTGCCGGTCGCCACAAGTGCCGGCTATACGGCCACGTCGCGCGATGCGGCCGCCGGCGGCAATACCTACGCTTATAAGAACGGGGTGGCGCTGGTGCCAAGCGTCGTGCCGGCGGCGTTCGGAACCGCGAGCCTCCCGAACGTCGTTCTCTATGTTGGCGGCTCTAGTAACTCCGGCGTTTTTGGCGGGCCGCGCGCGTCGCAGGTCGGGTTTATGGCTTTTGGCGCGACGCTCAGCGCGGCGCAGGAGTTGGCGCAATATGAGGCCGTCCAGGAATGGGCCACGGTCATAGGGGCGAACGTCTGATGGCGACTTTTATCGTTCTGACGGCCGACCAGGCGGCCCAGGTGCGCGGCCCGGTGTCGCCGCCTTATGTGCTGGATCCGGTCGAGTGGTGCGCCGGCGTTTTTATCGTCGAGGCCTCGGTTCTGGATCATCCGGCCTATGCGTCGCGCGTCGAGATCCTGGCGCCGCTGCCGCGCCAGGATCTCGCGCAGCTGCTCGATCTGCTGCCGCCGGCGCCGCCCGAAGAGTAGCGGCCATGAATCTGACGACGCCCTACGGGACGCGGCCGATCGGCGCCGCGATCGCCCAGGCCGCGCAGCCGGCGACGATGGAGCGGTTTCTGCTGCTGTCGCCGCGTGACAGCGACGCCGCGACCCTGTCGGCCAGCTCGGCGGTCGCCTCGCTGCCGGTCACGAACCTGCAGACGATCCAGCCGGCCCAGGTCTGGCGCTCGACCAGCAACGCGCCGCAGGCGATCGACGTCGCGTTTCCGTCGGCCATCGCCTGCAACGCGCTCGCGCTGGTGGCAACGAATGTCAGCTCGGCGGCCCTGGTGCGGATCCGCGCAGCGGCGGTGCTGGCCGACGTCGTGACGGCGCCGGCGGTCGATTCGGGCTGGCAGCCGGTGTTCCCGCCGACCGGCCGGCCGCTGGCGCCCGACTGGCCGTCGGCGATCGGCCTGTACCGCTGGACGAACGACACGGCCTATCGCTTCTGGCGCGTCGAGATCGCCGACGGCCTGGGCGCGGTGCCGTATATCGAGGCCGGCCGCCTGGTGCTGGGCCGGGCCTGGCAGCCGACGCAGAATCTCGATCTCGGCGGAACGCCGTTCGGGTTCGCGCCGACCGACGTCCAGCTGGCGACGCCGTTCGGCCGGACCTTTACGAACCGCCGGTCGCTCAGTCCGCCGCGCCTTTTCGAGATCTCGGTTTTCGCGCTCAACAAGCGCGAGGCCTTCGACGGTGTTTTCGAGCTGCAGCGTTTGCGCGGCCTGTGGGGCGACGTCGTTTGTGCGCTCGATCCGGGCGAGGCCGCCGACTTTCATCGCTTAACGATGCAAGGCGTTTTCACGGCCGGCGGGGCCTACACGCTGCCGCCGGCATTCGACGATGCCGGCAGCATGTTCGGCGCGGCGATCAAGCTGCGCGAATTCATCTAGCAGGCGAGGGCGGGAACGATGTTTGCAGACAAGATCGGCGAAAGCTGCTCGACGACGGGAACCGGCGCTTTCTCGATGGGCGGCGCCTATGGCGCCTTTCGCACCTGGCGCAGCGGATTCGCGAGCGGCCAGACGGCTTTCTATCTGGCGACCAACGACCTCGGCACGATCTGGGAGATCGGTTTCGGCACGTTCACGACGGGCACGCCGGACACTCTGTCGCGGACGCTGATCGCCAGCTCGACCGGCGCCCTGGTCTCCTGGGCCACGACGCCCTATCGGGTCTTTTCCGCGCCGGTCGGCGCGACCCTGGCGTCGCTGCTGTCGGGCGGCCTCGGCTCGGCCCTGCCGGCCTGGGCGCCGGCCGGATTCATGCGCTGGGATACGACCGACGGCCTGGCGACGCGCTGGCGGGAATACGTGAACACGGCGGCCGGCGAGAAAGAAATCGCGCGTTACGAAGTCGCCGAGGGCCTGGTCGTGCCGTCGCCGCGCCGGCCCTGGACGAACGCCGGCGCCGCGAACCTGACGGCGACCGTCGCCGGCAGCCTGGGCCGCGTCTATTCCTTCGACACGGCGCTCGCCGCGCGGACCCTGACGTTGCCGCTCGGCAGCTCGGCCGGCCATGGCTTCACCCTGTCGGCGATCGGCCGGTCGGCGGCGTTCGGCGTCGTCATCGCGCCGGACGCGACTAACTCGATCGAGGGCGGCACCAACGGCGCGTCGCTGACGATCCTCAACGGCTTGATGGCCGACATTACCTGGGACGCCGTTTCGTCGACCTGGCGGATCTCGACGCGCCTCGGCGGCGGCCAGATCGACGAAATGAACGCCCTGCTGACGCACGCCTATCAGAAGAACGGCCGCCGCCAGGTCGTGATCTCCGGGCCGGTGACGGCGGCCGGCCTGCCGAGTTTTCTGCCGGCGACGACGGGGACGCTTTCGATCACGTCGCAGAACGTCACGGCGGCTGCGCCGCTGGTCGTCTCGGCCGCGGGCGGGCCGAGCATTTACGGCGGGCTCGACCAGGTCGGCGCCTCGATCGCCAATCTCACCTGGTCGGGCCTGGCGGCCAGCGCGACCAGCTATCTCTATGTCGACATTTCGGCCGACGGCGTGCTGACGCCGGGATCGACGACGATCGCGCCGGTCTATCAGTTCGGCGGAACCTACTCGACGACCAATGGCGCCTGGACGTTCAATATTTCGGAAATGACCGGCAAGCTCGGCAACGGCTCGACCGCGAACGTCGCGACGCGCGTCTATGTCGGCGAAGTCGTCACCAGCGGCAGCGGCGTGACCAGCACTGTCGGCTATGCTTACGGCGGCCGTTTTGAATCCGCTTTCACGCCGACGCTGCCGGGCGCCAGCACGGCGGTCACCGCAAGCCACAACCTCGGCGTCAAGCCGCGCCTTTTCAAGTTCATCGCTGAATGCACAACGACGAATGTTGGCTATGCCGTTGGCGACCAAGTCACCGAAGGAATCATGTCTCAGTCTTCCTCGACGGCGGTTTCCCCACACATGTTCTGGAGCAACACGAAGTCGGGCGGGCTCGTGACTCTTGATGGCGGGTCCGGCTCGTTTATCGTTGCGTCGCGGTCTGTTCCAGGCAGCCTGATCCAGCTCACGGCGGCCAGCTGGAAATACGGCTGGATTGCCGATCGCGGCTGGTAGGGCAGGGCGCCTCAATGTCCGAAGCAAAACCGCCGCCGAGCGGCTGGAAGATCTCGACCGATCAGGCGCTCACGATCGCGACGATCCTTGTCGCCGTCGCGGTCGCCTGGGCGACGTCGACCGGGCGGATCGACGCGCTCGCGCAGCGGATCGACCGCGGCGAGCAGGTCGATCGAGAGTCCGGCCACACGCTCGGCACGCTGCAGCGGGAAATGGTCGAGCTGCGCGTCGAGCTTCGCCAGGCCCGGCTCGAAATCGACCGCATGCGCCAGCAGAACGACCAGATCATCGGTCTTTTGAACGGCAAGCCGTACCAGCAGAGGGGCAATCCATGAATGATGCGATCGAGGCCTTGATCTCGCGCGTAATCGAGCGCGAGGGCGGCTACGTCAACCATCCGGCCGATCGAGGCGGCCCGACAAACTACGGAATCACGCTGGCGGCGTTGCACGACTGGCGCGGCGCATCGGTCGGCGCCGGCGACGTCGCGGCCATGACCGAACAGGAAGCGCGCGCGATCTATCGCGACCGCTACTTTGTCCGGCCCGGCCTTGATTGCGTGACGGATCCGGCGACGCTCGATCTGTTGTTTGATTTCGCCGTTAATTCCGGGCCAGGCGCCGCCGTCAAGGCGCTGCAGCTCTGCCTCGGCGTGCCGGCCGACGGCGCGTTCGGCCCTCAGTCGCGCGCCGCCCTGGCCGCGGTGACGAATTGGCCGGCGCTGTTCTACCGGCTCAAGGCCGAGCGGCTAGAGCTGTTCCTGCGCTACATCGGCCGCGACCCGGCGCAGGCGGTGTTTGCCGCCGGCTGGGCGAACCGGCTCGACCATTTCGAGAGGGAGGGCCGCTAGATGCCGTTGATTCCGCTCCTGCTCGGCCTCGCGCCGACCGTCGCGTCGTGGATCCTGGGCGACAAGACCGCCGCCGCCGTCGGCCAGGTGACGGACATTGCAAGGCGCGTGCTGGGAACCGACGACCCGGCCGCGATCGAGGCCGCGATCGCGCGCGACCCGGCCGCCGCGCTCGAGTTCAAGCGGCTGATCGTCGAGGCCGAGGCGAGGGCCAGGGCCGACGCGCTGGAGGCGCAGCGCCTGGAATTCGACGCCATGCGCGCCCAGCTGGCCGACGTCGCCTCGGCGCGCGCCCAGACGGTCGCGCTGGCGCAGGCCGGATCCGCGCTGGCCTGGGGCGCCGTCCTGATCTCGATCGTCGTCCTGGCGGCGTTCGGCGTCGCCCTGTGGGTCATCCTGCGCGGCGAGATCCCGGCGGGATCCCGCGACGTCGCGTTTCAGCTCTTGGGCATGCTCGGCACGATGGCCGCCGGCGTCGTCGCCTATTGGGTCGGCAGCAGCTCGGGCTCGGCCGCCAAGACGGCGACGATCGAGCGCGTCGTCGCCGGCCGCCAGCAGTAGGCCGCACCAGCTCGGCCGCCGGCGATCGCTGGCGGCCCTCGATCTCGCCGGCGATCGCCGGCGGGCTGTTTCCTCGCAAACTAAAGGCCGCCCTGGCGATCGCCGGGGCGGCCCTTTTTTTGTGTCCGGATCCGGTATCAGTCGAGGCGGCGCAGCAGCTCGGCCAGCTGCTCGGCGCGCCGCTCGACGATCGCGCGCAGCTCGGCCGCCAGGCCCGCGGGGATCGGGCTCGCGCCGCTCGACCAGCGGCGCACGGTGCGATCGGCGACGCCCAGGGCCTCGGCGATCTCGCTCTGCCAGCGCGACCCGAACAGGGCCGCGCCATCGTCAAGCGGCGGCCGCGCTTTTTTCTGCGCTCGATCCGGCCTATAAGGCCGCGGGCCGGGCGGCCGCAGGCCCTCCGAGTCCCCAACAAGAGTCCCCAACAAAGGCAAGGGGCCGCCTAAAAGCTATATGTCCCCGTAGCTCAGCCGGATAGAGCAGCGGTTTCCTAATCGCCCGACCTATCGGGCAAGGCCCGGTTTTATTGGCTTTTCGCGGGGCCGCCTGGGCCAGTTTGGGCGCCTTTCGGCCGCCGACTCCCCAACAAATTCCCCAACGCCGGCGGCTCAGCTGCGCGCCGATCGGCGCGTCGAGGGCCGGCGATCGACGGCGGCGGCGACGGCGTCGCGGATCTCCGAATCGGCCAGGCGGATATAGAGATCGGTCGTCGCGGCGTCCTGGTGCCGGGCCGCGTCTTTCGCCGCCGCCTGGCTCACTTTCGCGACCTCGGTGATATAGCGCGCGCGGACGTCATGGAACCGCGCCGGCGCCTCGATCCCGGCCGCCGCGGCCGTCGTGCGCCAGCTGCGGCGGATCGAGGCGAGGGGCCGCCAGCTCGACGTCGGCACGGCCTCGCCGGCCAGGAAGGCGCGCCAGTGCGACGGGCCGGGCCATGTGACCAGGTGCGCCTGGCCGCGCGCCTGGGCCTGCCGATCGAGCCGCCGCAGCAGCTGCCAGCCGGCGCCGCCGCCGAAGGCGCGTTCCTGGTTTCCTGATTTCGTGTCGCCGGCGGCGAACCGTATGCACCTGGCGTCGCTGTCAATGTGCCGCCGCTGCAGCTGCAGGGCCTCGCGCTGGCGCAGGCCGAACAGGCGCGCCAGCTCGGCCGCCTCGATCGTCCAGGGCGGCGCCGTCGCCAGCCGCGCGGCCAGCTCGGCGTCGGCCATGGGCGCCGGCATGCGCCGCGCGACCTTGTGCAGCCGGACCTCGATCGCGCGATCGAGGATCGGCGCGCGCGTGATCGGATCGCGCACGCGCTCGGCGAGCGCAAAGATCGCGCGTAAGGCCTTTAGATAGTTGTTCGTGGTTCGGGCCGATCGGATCCGATCGGTCGATCGCCAGAGATCCGGCCGATCGGCGGCGGGCCGCTTGCCTCGGCCGCCGGCCCAGACCCGGAGCGGCTGCGCCGTCGCGTGCCGGCGATAGGCCTCGACCTGGTCGTCGCGGATCTCGCCGATCGGCGTCGCCGGGCCGAAGAATGCCAGGATCTCGGCGACGTATAAGCGGACGTTGTCGACATGGCTGGCCGTCCGGCCGGCCTTGCGGCTCAGCCAGGCCGCGGCGGCCTGCGCGATCGTGTAGGAATCGCCGCGCGCGGCGCTGCGGTCGAGGGCCTGCGCCTGGCGGGCGGCCGCTTTCTCGACGATTTCGAGCTGGCGGGCCTCGGTCCGGTTCGCCGCGCGCCGGCCGGTCTGCCGGTCGACGCAGGCGCCGCGATACCGTTTCCCGGCCAGGACGAAGTCAAAAGACCAGACGCCGCCGCGCTGTTGGTTCTGAAAAACTGACACGCCGGGACGCTAGACCGGCCCGCCGGCCGGCGTCCAGCGTCAGACGGCGACGCCGAGGGCGCGCAGCTGGGCGATCGCCTCGGCGTGCGCGGCGCCGGCGCGGCGGCGCGGCGATCGCGGGGCCGTCTCGACCGGCTCGGCGCCGATCGCGTGCCGGCGGCGCCAGGCCTCGATCGAGGCGACGTGAACGCGAACGCCGTTCGGTCGATCGCCGAGGCCGATCCGGTGTCCGGAGAGGCGGCCCTGGCACAGCAGCCGGCGCACGGTCGAGGGATCGCAGCCGAGCAGCCGCGCGGCCTGGGCGACCGTCACGGCGTCGCCGACGTCGTCGGCGGGGAGCTGGGCGGCGCGCAGCATGGTCAGTCGTCGAGGGCCTGGTCGATCTCGCGCGCCAGGCGGGCGGCGCGCTGGGCGCCGTTCTCTTCATAAACCGCCCGGCAGACGCCGCGAACGGCGCAATCGTGGGGATGGGCGCAGACGTCCTCGAAACTGACGCCAGGGCAGCCGGTGTGGGCATACCGCGCATAATTGCGGCCGAAGGCCTCGCCGTCCTCGCCATAGCGCGCCGGCAGCGATTCCCAGCCGGGCGGCGGCTCGATCGTGACAAGCCGGTGCGGGGCGGCGGGATCGTCGATAATGAAAAGCGACGCTGTCGCGCCGTTCAATGGCGACAAGCCTGGGCGCGGAACGTGCGCGACCTTGCGTTTCATCGCACGGCCGCCAGGGCTGCGATCGTCGTTCCGGCCGCGAGCAGGACGATCGCCGTCACGCCGACCGCGCTGCGCGCCGCCGCCGATTCCGCGCGGTTTTGCCAGGGGCCGGTCCCGTCGACCGCGGCGAGGATGATCCAGAGGGCGCCGGCGGCCATGCCGGCGAACATGAGGGCGAGGCCTGCGAAAACCATCGTCAGATCCTCATCGCCATGACGACTTGCAGCTGGCCGTCGCGATCGGCGGGATCGCGCAGCAGGATCGGGCCGCCCGGCGTGAATTCGATCTCGACGGTATCGCCGTCGAGGGCGTCGAGCGTGCCGGCCAGATATTTGCCATTAAAGCCGGTTTCCGCGGGCGGCGTTTCGAGCTGGGCGTCGATCGCGTCGTCGATCTCGCCGCCGTCGGGCGACTTGTGCGTCAGCTGCGCCGTACCGTCGGCGACGTGCAACCGAATCCCGCGGTTCCCGTCGTTCGTCAGGGCGGTGCATCTGGCCGCGCTGGCGACCAGCTCGGCGCGATCGACGCGGAACCGGCAGACGTTCTCGGTCGGGATGACGCGCTGATAATCGGGGAACGTGCCGTCGACCAGTTTCGTCTGCAGCTCGACGCCGTCGACCTCAAGCCGCAGGCTGGTCGGCGAAATTTCCAGCTCGACCCGGTCGTCGCCGGCCTCGGCCGCCAGGGCCGCCAGGTCGGCGATCGCGTGCCGCGGAATGATGATGCCGGCCAGCTCGCCGGCGTCGGGCCGCGTCAGCGACACGGCCGACCAGGCGAGGCGGTGGCCGTCGGTCGCGACCAGGCGCGAGGCGACGGGATCCAGATATATTCCGTTTAGATAGTAGCGCGTCTCTTCGCTCGACTGCGCATGCCGGACCCGCTCGATCGCGCCGGCCAGCTCGGCGCCGGCGATGCGAACGGCGACCGCGTCGTCGTGGCGGGGGATCTTGGGGAAATCCTCGATCGGCAGCGTCGGGAACGACGCCCGCGCGCGGCCGGCGCGCAGCAGCAGCGGGCCGCCCTCTTCCTGCTCGATCGTGATCTGGCTGCCGGCCGCCGTCGCCCTGGCGAACGCCATAAGGCCGGCCGCCGGCGCCGTCGTCGCGGCCTCGGCGCCGGTCGCGCTCACGACGGGCAGCGCGACAACGATCGAGCGGTCGAGATTCGTCGCGATCAGCGTCGCGCGCCGGCCGGCGGTCTGGATCGCGACATGCGAGAGGATCGGGATCGTCGCGGCGCGGGCGACGACGCGGGCGGCGAGAGTGAGGGCGCGCAGCAGCGCGTCGCGTTCAACGATCAATTTCATGGCAGGGCCTCGGCTGTTGGGGATTGCGCGCGCGCATGTCGTCGGCGTCGAATTCGCGGCGATATCGCTCGACCAGGGCGAGCGCATATTCGGGGCGGCCCTGCTCGACATGCTGCAGGGCCTCGGCGCGCGTCCAGGTGTGAAGGTCGAGGCCGGCGCGGCCGATCGCGAAGGCTTGCCAGGGCGCATTCGGCGGCAGCAGGGCCGCCGGATCCGGGCGGATCGCGCGCAGCAGCCGCGCCGCCTCGCCGACGTCGTGCCGGCGCAGCGCGGCCAGCAGATCGTCCAGCTCGCGATCGGCCCAGGGAAGGTCGACCGCCAGAATCGAGGCCTCGCCGATCATGTTTCGGCGATCCAGCCGGCCGGGACGTCGACCGGGATGCCGAGCAGCAGCTGGCGCAGCTCGCGCAGCCGTTCGTCGACGCCGCCGAGGCGCTGGGCGCCGGCCGGCGCGGCGTGGCCTGTCAGCGCGGCCAGGCAGGCCTCAATCTCGGCATAAAGGTCGAGGCGTTCGGGATCCGGGCCGAAGATCCCGGCGACCTGGTGCAGCAGCCGCTCGACCGCGTGCTGGCGATCGAGGGCGAGGCCGTAAACGTAAGCGTCGACCGCCGTTTTCGTGCGGGCGTCGCCCAGCGGCACCAGGGCGAGGCGGCGCGCCGCCAGGTCGGCGACCAGGCTGGCGGCGAATGCCTGCTGCCAGGCGTCGGGCGTCGGCGCGCCGAACGCCCGCATGCTGGCGACCTTGATCGCCTCGGCCAGACCCGGCCAGAGCGGCAGCGATTCGCCGGCCGGCAGGACGACGATCTGGTCGGCCTCGGGAGCGGGGGCGGCCGCGCTCATTTGGCGGCCTTCCGCGGCGCCTTCGCCTTCGCCTTGGCCTTGGCCTTGGCCTTCGCCTTCGCCTTGGCCTTGGCGGGCGCCTTGGCCTTGGCCTTGGCCTTTGCCTTTGCGGCCGCGGCCTTGACGATCGGCGGCAGCGCGACCTTTAGGCGATCGCCGACGACGGCCGCAAAGCCGTCGGGCTTTTTTTCGTGCGCCGACCAGTCGACGATCTCCGACGCATAGGCCGCCAGGGCGGCCTCGATCGCCTTGCGGTCGAGTTTCATCGCCTCGGCCATCGCGCCGCCGGCGTCACGTTCGCCGATCGACGCCGCCTCGATCTTCTGCAGCGATGCCGGCAGCCGCGGCAACGTATGCTTGCGGGCCTGCGAATCGTAGCCGAGCCGCGACCGGCCGTTCGCCAGCGCGGCGATCGTCAGGCGCAAGGCAAAGTCGGGATTGCCTGCGATCGCGTCGCGCAGCGCGGCGACGTGCGCGAGGCGGCGCCGGCGGGCGTCGGCGGTTTCTTTCGCCTGGCCGAAGCGATCGACCGTCTCGCGATGGGCGGCCGCCGGGATCACGCCGGTCGCGGTCCGGATCGCCTGGCTGCCGTCGATCCAGACGATCGCGGTCTGCTTTTCGCGCGGGACGTCTGATTTCCCGGCCGCGCCGCCCTTGTCGCGTTTGCCGCTGCCGCCGTAGGGCGAAAGCCGTTCCTTGCTGTCGGCCCAGCGCCAGTCGCCGAGATCCTGGCGCACGACCAGTTTCGCGGTCGGCCAGTCGGCGCGCAGCTCAGCGACGCGGGCCTCGGCCGCGGCGGTCTGCAGTTTGACGAAGGCGCCGACGTCGGCGAAATACCGCTTGCCCTCTTCCTCGACCATCGCGCCCTGGTATTGCGCGACGTCGAAAGCGGCCGCCGCGACCGGGGCGACGCGCGAGGCGATCCAGCGTTTCGCCTGGTCCGCGTCGTTCGTCGCCCAGCGATCCTTTGCAATCTCGGTCTGCAGCGTCGCCGGCAGGGCGGCGACCGTGCGGGCGATCTCGACTTTCAGCTCGCCGGCGGCGAAACGCTTTTTCAGCGGCGCGGCCAGGCCGCGGGCGATCGTCAGGCGTTGCGCGACGAAGCGATCGGTTTTCCCGACGGCCCGGCCGATCGCCGCGGCGGTCCAGGTTTTCGGATCCTGGTCCTGCAGCTTGGCAAAGGCTTCCGCCTCTTCCGCGGGAGATATGTCGGCGCGCTGCAGGTTCTCGACGATCTGGGCGGCGCGTGCCTGGCCGTCGTCTGCCTCGATGATGCGGCACGGCGCGACGTCGCGTTTGAGTTTCTGCAGCGCGCGAAACCGGCGCTCGCCGGCGACCAGCTGGTAATCCTTGCGGCTGCCGGCCGGCGCGCGGCGAATGACCAGGTTTTCGAGCAGGCCCTGCGCCTCGATCGAGGCCGCGAGATCGTCGATCCCGTCGAATTGCTTGCGCGGATTGAACGGCGAGGGCTCGATCGCGTCGAGGCGGATCGACGCCATGCCGTCGATCACGGCGAACGCCGCGAGCTGGGCGGCCGTTGCGGGCCGCGTCAGGGAAATGACGCCGACCTCTGGCGCCGTGGGAGTTGTGGACATTGTCAGGCCTTTCGGGCTGCTGGTGGATGGGACGCGGGAAAAGCGCGGGCCAGCTCGGCGGCTGCCTCGCGCGCGTAGTCGAGCGCGTCGCGCGCGGTCTCTACCTGGGGGCCGGCGGTCGCCGGATCTTTGGTCGCCTGGTCGAGCCGGTCGGCGACCATGCGGACGGCGTCGCGCAGCAGCGCGACCCGCTCGATCGGCGAGGGCGCCGCCGTCATCGGTTGGAGCCGAGCCGGGCCGTCAGCGTCGCCGCGGCCTGGGCGATCTCGCCGGCGATCTGGCCGGCCTGCAGCGCGTGGTCGACGCGACCGACCGCGAGGGCGTCGTCGGCCATGTCGGCGGCGAAGCGCAGCGCGCGGGCCAGGTCGCGCGTCGCCTCGCGCTCGGCGAACGTGAGCCGCTCAGTCGAGAGAATGGGCAGGCCGCGCGAAAAGGTCGTCGGGGCCGAACGGCGTTCGGGCGGGGTGATCGAGTCGGGCATGCGTTCCACCAGGAAAAGGGGGAACGGCGGCGACGCCCGCGGGCTTGCCTTGTGAGGGATACGGGCGCCGCCGCCGGCCACCTCGGGATCGAGACGGCCGCGGACGGTCGCATATTCTAATATCCAGAGTCAAGCGATCGGATAGTTAACTATCCGATCGGGCGCGGGAGCGCGTCAGCTCGGCCGCGGCCCGGCGCGCACGGCGGCGACGATGCGGTCGGCGGCGGTGTCGATCGCGGCAACGATCTGGCCGGCGGCCAGCAGCAGCAGGCCGGCCCAGAACAGGCCGCTCGCTGCGGCCAGGATGACAAGGCCGGCCGTCGGATCGGCGGCGATCGCCAGACTGACGCCGACCAGAAAGGCCGGGACCGCCAGCAGGACGGCAAAGAATCCAAGCGTTCGCATTATGTGGCCTCGCGCGCGGCCAGCGCGGCCAGGGCGGCCTCGGCCTGGTCGAGTGCCTGGCCGCCCAGGAATACCAGTTCGTCGCCCAGGTCGACGTCAGGCAAAGCCGCGCCGCGGGCGATCAATAGTCGGCCGATCGCGCGCAGCTGGCGCAGCGCGGCCGCGGCGCCGTCGGGTTTCTTTCTGGTCCGGCTGGACCGATCGTTTGTCCGCTTGGCGTTTGTCATGGGCCGCAATCCTTAATTGCGTGGCGATATAGTTGCGCCGCCTTACTGGGCGGGCCGGCGAGACTATGACAATTTTTTGGCCTGTCAAAACCGGGATCGCTCAGTCGCGGTGCAATAATCGCAAGCGGGGTTCGCCGGCGGTGTGAGCCGTCAGGACGCTTTACGGATCCAGCGGATCGGCGCCGCCTCGACGATGGCCTGGTCGGCCAGCGGCGCGCCGGCGGCGTTGACGGCCTGCAGATCGAAGCGGCCGGCGTGGCTGCCGCGCAACAGCCGGCGCACCAGGCGCGAGCCGTCGGCCAGCTGGGCGACGACGACGCGGCCGACCAGCTCGCCGACGTCTCGGCGCGCGCGGCCCGGCCAGAGCATGTCGCCGGCCTCGAAAGTCGGCGCGGCGGCGTTGTCGCGCACAAGCAAGGCCTCGCCGGCGGCGCCGTCCGGCGGGTTTCCGGCGTCGACGTCGAGCGTCTGGTCGAGCGGAACGACGATCGCGCGACCGTCGGCGAAGCTGACGGCCTCGACGGTGCCGGGCTCGGCGCGATCGCCCTGCAGCTCGGCGACGCTGACGGGCCGGCCGAGCAGCGTCGAGGCGCCGGCGGCCAGCGCCTCCCAGGTGCGGGCGATCATGTCCCGGCCTGGCACGTTCACAAATTGACTGACGACGGCCGGCGAGAGGCCGGCGGCGCGGCAGATCGCGCGCGCCGAAAGACGATGACGGATCAGAAAGGCGTTTAGAGCGCGCCGGCGGGCGTCGACCAGGTCGGGCATATACCGCATTTTGCGCCATTGGATAAAAGAATTCGCGGATATTGTGTTATCCGGCGGCCTTGATCTGCATATTAAACTATGCAAACCTCCGCTCATGTCCCGCCCTCCGCTCCTGGTCGACGTTCTCGGCCGCCTCCGCGCCTTCCGCCAGGCCGAAGGCCTGTCCTATTCCGCCCTTGCCCTGCGCGTTGGCCTGTCGCGTGCCGCGCTGCGCGGCATGGATTCGGCCGCCTGGGCGCCGTCGGCTGAAACGATCCGGGCGATCGAGGCGATCGTGCCGCCCGACTGGCGGCCGATCGAGACGCCGGTCGAGACGCCGGTCGAGACGCCGGTCGAGGGCGTCGCGCCAGAAACCATCGCAACGGCAGGGGAGGCGGCTTGATGTTCGGACCATATGCAAACGCGGTCGCTGCCCTGGTGGCGGCGTCAGAGGCGGCCCGGCCGGTCGAGCCGGTCGTCGTGTCGTTTGGGCCGTCGACCGGCCCGGCC